CATGCCGAGCCGTGCTGCGGTCTATCGGTTTTTTGATGCGCGCCCCGATTTCGAGGCAAGGTGCGCGCGCGCACGCGAGGGCATGGCTGACTTCCTCGTCGACGAGATCGACGAACTGGCTGAGGCGACGACCGAGGCGAACGTCCAGTCGATGAAGGTGAAGATCTCGACCAAGCAATGGCGCGCAATGAAGATGGCACCGCGCATCTACGGCGACCGCACACGCACCGAGGTGACGGGCGCAGACGGCGGTGCGATCCAAGTGAAGGCGACGACGGTCGACGCGCGCCAGCTCGAGCCTGAGGCGCGTGAGGCGCTGAAACAGGCGCTGTTCGCCGCGCGTCGCATGGTCGAGGGCAAGTGATGCCGACACAGCTCAACCCTGCGCTGCCAATGGTGACGCCGAAAGGCAAGGGCCTCGCGCATTTCCTGATCGACTACGGCCCTGAGCACGACCTCGTGTGGGTTGTCTTTCAGCAAGACAAGACGGTCTGGTGCTGGCGCAATCAAGACGTGCGCGCAGACACCAACATCACCTTCGGTCGCATGTCTGATGGAGAAGATGATGCGTAAGCCCGGCCCGCCGCTCGAACTCACACCCGAAGACGAGCGCGACATCGAGCGCGTGCTGCTCGACATGATCGAGCGCGATGAGAGCGTCGCTGCGCGCTTCGAGCGCATCATGTGCAGGCCTGTCGTGTTCGTGAACGGCGCAGTGCGTGGATCTGACGTGGTGCACGTCGCGCCACCGGGAATGAATGGCGGCACCGAATGACGCAACACGTCCTGCAATACGACGGCCAGATCCTCGACATCGAGCGCCAGCTGATGGAGATCTCGCGCGCTGAGTGCGAGGAAGATCTCGCGACGTTTGTGCGTCAGGCGTGGCACATCATCGAGCCCGGCCAGCCATACGTCCACGGCTGGCACATCGACTTCATCTGCGAGCATCTGGCTGCCATCACTGACGGCGTCGAGCTGGACAGCGGGCAGCTCTACAATCGCCTGCTGATCAACGTGCCGCCGGGCACAATGAAGTCGCTGCTCGTCGGCGTCTTCTGGCCTGCGTGGGAATGGGGGCCGCGCAACCTGCCGCATCACCGCTTTGTCTGCGCGTCGCACTCGCTCGACCTCGCCATTCGCGATGGCCTGCGCATGCGCCGCCTGATCACGTCTGACTGGTATCAGGAACGCTGGGGCGACCGCGTGAAGCTCACGGGCGATCAGAACCAAAAGACCAAGTTCGAGAACACGTCGACAGGCTTCAGGCAGGCCGCAGCCGCCGGGTCGATCACGGGTGCCCGTGGCGACCGCGTCGTGATCGACGATCCGCATAGCGTCGACGGCGCGAACTCTGATGCGATGCGCGAGAGCACGGTGCAGTGGTTCAAGGAAGCCGTGCCGACACGTCTCAACAATCCCGACAGCTCAGCCATCATCGTCGTGATGCAGCGCCTGCACGAGGCCGACGTAAGCGGCACGATCCTCGACGAGCAGCTGGGCTATGACCACATCATGCTGCCCATGCAGTACGACCCCCGGCGCTCACCTACGACCATGCTGGGCCTCGAAGATCCGCGCACCGAGGAAGGCGAGCTGCTCTTCCCCGAGCGTTTCCCCGCAGAGGTCGTCGAGCGCGACAGCCGCGTGATGGGGCCTTACGCGACCGCTGGCCAGTTCCAGCAGGAGCCGACACCGCGAGGCGGCGGCGTGATCAAGCCTGACTGGTGGGAGACGTGGGTCGAGGACGCCTATCCGGCAATGGACTACATCGTCGCCTCGCTCGATACGGCCTACACGTCGAAGCAGGAGAACGACTTCAGCGCCCTCACCGTCTGGGGGATCTTCAGCGGCGACCTGAGCGCGTCTCGAGCCGAGAACTTCGCGAGCCGGGTCGACTTCGGGCGCAATGAGCGCGGCCAGCGCCGCAGCCTGCTCGAGGAGGCCGACCGCTTCGATCAGGGCGTGCGCATCCGCGACCTGCTCGAATACAACCCCGAGAGCGTGCCGCGCGTCATGCTGATGGCTGCGTGGCAGGAGCGCCTCGAGATGCCCGAGCTGGTGCACAAGGTGATCGAGACCTGCAAGCGCATGAAGGTCGACACGCTGCTGATCGAGAACAAGGCCGCAGGCATCAGCGTCGGGCAGGAGATGCGCCGCCTGATGAACACCGAAGACTTCGGCGTTCAGCTGATCAACCCCGGCTCCATCGACAAGCTCTCGCGCCTCTACAGCGTCCAGCACCTGTTCAGCGAGGGCGTGATCTATGCGCCCGACCGACACTGGTCCGACATGGTGATCCGCCAGTGCGAGGTCTTCCCGAAGGGCAAGAATGACGATCTTGTGGACACGGTCAGCATGGCGCTGCGCTACATGCGCGAGCGCAACTTGCTTGTGCGTGCGCCTGAGCGTATGGCCGAGATCGATGCGGGACGTCGCCACACTGGCGCGAAGCCTGCGCCGCTTTATCCGATCTGAGGAACGAACAATGATACTGGCGAATGCAATCGTCGACGTCGAGCGCGAGCCGACACCCCGTGGGCTGGGCGTCTTCAAGGTTGAGGTCTGGGGGCGCGAGCCTCACGACTACGTCCGCGTCTATACCATCGAGGCCAAATCTGATACCCTCGCGGCTCAAGAAGGCCTCCGACGGTTCGATGCGGAGATCTCGCTGCTTTTGTCTGAGGGATAACCCATGCCGCCACTCGGCCTCGTAAACCCGAACATTCGCCTGCCCGGCCTGCCAGATCCCACGATCCCTGAGGCGGCCAGCGACACCGAGGTGATCGTCGAGGCGGGTCAGGACGTGCCGGACATCGACGGCGAAGGCAACATCCTGCGCATCGAGCACGACGACGGATCGATCACCGTCAGCCTCGATGGCCAGCCCATCGAGCGTGCGGGCCAGAAGGCAAAGGGCGGCTGGTTCGCCAACCTCGTCGACGACATCGACCAGAGCGAGCTGGGCCAGATCGCCAACGACCTGTTGCGTGGCATCGAGGACGACCTCGAGAGCCGTAAGGAGTGGGTCGAGGCGCGCGCCACAGGCATCAAGCTGCTGGGCCTCAAGATCGAGATCCCCGGCCTCGGTGGCTCGACCGACGGCGCACCCGTCGAAGGTATGAGCCGCGTGCGTCATCCGCTTCTGCTCGAGGCTGTGCTGCGCTTTCAGGCCAACGCACGCTCTGAGCTGCTGCCAACCGACGGCCCAGTGAAGATCCGCAACGACAACAACAACGCAGACCTCGCGCAGGACCAGAAGGCCAACGCGCTCGAGCGCGACCTGAACCATTACCTCACCAGCACGGCTGCTGAATATTACCCCGACACCGACCGCATGCTGCTCATGCTGGGCTTCGGCGGCACGGCCTTCAAGAAGGTCTACTATTGCCCGCTGCGCAATCGCCCGGTGAGCGAGACCGTCGACGCTGACGACCTGATCGTCAACAACGCTGCTACCGATCTCAAGAACGCAAAGCGCGTCACGCACCGCAGCTACATGAAGGCGTCGACCGTGCGCCGCTTGCAGATCCTCGGCGTCTACAAGGACACCGACCTGCCAATGGCCAAGCAGCCTGACCTCGATGCGGCGCAGCGCGAAGAACGCTCGCAGCAGGGCATCGCAGCTGGCAGCTATCGCCCCGAAGACCGCGACCGCGAGATCTACGAATGCTATTGCGAGCTGGACATCCCCGGCTTCGAGCACAAGTACAAGGGCAAGGTGTCTGGCCTCGAGGTGCCGTACCGCGTCACCATCGACCTGTCGTCGCGCGAGATCCTGTCCATCGTCCGCAACTACGACGAGAGCGAAGAGCTGCCTGAAGCGCGAACCACGTTCGTCAAATACACGTTTGTGCCGGGTCTTGGCTTCTACGACATCGGCCTGCTGCACATCCTCGGCAACACCACGAACGCCATCACGGCTGCGTGGCGCGAGATGCTCGATGCGGGCATGTATGCGAACTTCCCCGGCTTCCTCTACAGCGACGCTGGTGGCCGACAGAACACCAACATCTTCCGCGTGCCTCCGGGCGGCGGTGCACTGATCAAGACGGGCGGTCAGCCCATCAATCAGGCCATCATGCCGCTGCCGTACAAAGAGC